CGTGATCCTATACAACTGCATAGGCATTGTCTGGTCAATCGGATTTGCGGCCGTTGGCTTTTTGCGTGTCAAATTTTCAACCGCAATATGTTGTTTTGCTTTTCGCATCTTAGAAATATTGAGGTAGTTTATCGTTTGAACTTACCGAAATTACTTGGCCTTGTACGGGCAATATCTCAGGTAAATTGGCGGTAATTTCGCCCCTATTTATCATCTTACACCAATTTAGTGCGTTGTTATAGCGGTCGATTCTTAATTGAGGTATATTTCTAGGATTGATATTTGAATGGATATGGTACAAACAAACATCGATCATGTAAACCTTCAATTGTTGGTTCCGATTATCTCCATATGTCCAATAAGTATTATTGCTTGGTAGCGTGCCAATTGGAATAGTTTCGTTTTCCAACAACGTCCAAAAGGCTGTATTATCTGGCAATATTCCAGAAGTTTCGCCCGTTTCGTAGGCTGTACGCTCGTAAAAATTACCGTTATAGCTTACCTGTGTGCCTTCGGTGTACAATATACGCCCCTTATAAGGACTTGGACTATTAACGAAATAAACGCCTTCCAATCCTAGTTCTGTGAAGTACGTTGCGTTTGTTGGTAGTGTATTTACCACGTAACCGCCTGTAGTTGCGTTTCGCTCATAAACGTAGCTTTGATAAACGCATCTTTCACCTTCAACAAACACCTTTGTGGTACTAAATGCTGCAGCTGTTAAATCAACTCTATCCTGCCACTTATACTCGTCAGTGTCGGAAAATGTCAATAATGGCGCAAATGCAATATCACATTCGTAGCGATTCGACAAATAAGAAGTAAGTTCAGCCTGAGCGACTAGCTCCATTGTTCGCCTTGACTCATTATCAACTTGAACCTGCCCAAGATTAACCTCTCTTATTTGACCGTTATAGTCTTTGTCTCTTAGAAAATAGCTCATACGGCAAATTTAACCGAAGCTAAACTTGCCGTTTTGTTTTGTGCCAATTATTTGAATATATGAAAAAATGCGTTAGTGTTAGGGTCATGTGCTTTGCCTGCAAATAATAAATATTGTTTCATTTAGTTAACCATTCTTGTTATGCTTTTTATATTTCGCCAATCCTTTTCTCTATTAAGGGCGGTTATAGATTCCGCTAATTCGATTAGATTCATAATTTTAAAAGTATCTGCTAAGTGGTTTTTCTTGTTCTATTACGGCAAAGTTTACCTTGCGTTCCCCGTTCTGATATTGAATGTACTCAGAATTAAAAGCCGAACAAATCATATAATCAAATAAATCTGTAAAATGGCCGTATTTCTGAAACCTTACTTTGGTTTTAGAATCTGTTTCCATTTCCTTGTGCTTAGTGCCGTCTGCTGACTCTTTAAGCATAACAAAGTCATTGATAGATTTTGTACAATTCTCATCTATGGCGACCGAAATACCGCCTAAGTTGTTCTCTAAAATTGTATTTATCCAATTTCCTCGCATTGTTACGCTTGGATTGCTAGAAAGTACCCGTTTCGATGGTTTAAAGTCGGAAAGATGCTGCATTACTAGCTTAAATAAGTCATGCCCTTTTTCTTGCTTCACATCGTCTTTTTGGCTTGTAGCATCCCCGTAAATAAACATTCCGCTTTTGTGGCCGTGGTATTTACGTTTTATTTCCCTGCATACCCATTCTATTTTGTTGTTTGGGTTAATTCCTGCTATTTCGTCAATCATTCTAATATCCTTGCCTTCAATTTGGAAAATACCACAAGGCAAATAAGGATTTACGTTTTCATCCCAGCTTACATGAAGCGGTAAATCAGGATTGTATTTACATTCCCCTACATGCTTATCAAGTTCAAAACATTTATAAAACTCACCACCGACTTTTAATTGAACATCCCAATTGCCCTCCACAAATACCATGTATTTGTATCTTGGCATGTTCTTTAAATTCTCAATGTATTCCTCAGTAAGATGTGGATTATCAGTTACTTTGCTTTGAATGTATAGCCATTTTTTAGGCAGTTCGTTAGTTTGCCAACGCTTGTAAATCAACTCTTTCACCCAGTTGTTAGTAGGGTTGCAAGTGGATAAAATAATAGGGTTTGGCCTTGGTGTACTTTCCCATCGACCAGCTCGCCCAAACGCAATATCAAGCGTATCTTGTTGGCATTCATTTATTTCTTCAAACAAAAAACCTGAACACTCAAACCCTTTTAGCCAGTCTAGGTTTTTGTCATTGTCGTAGTTTTCGCCCTTGAATATTATCTGTGAACCGTTCGGATGCGTGTACTCGTATGGGCTTTCACGTAGCTTACCTGATGCTTTTAGTTTCTTAAATGACGGAATGGTAGTAGTTCGTATTTTCTCGTTATTCTCACGAATTACACACCATCTAGACCCTTTAAATACCTCGCACATGATAAGTAGAGCCGATAATCCCCAAAAGGTTTTACCGCCTCCCATTGCGCCCCCAAAAAGTATGAATGTGTATTTTTCAGAAGCAATAGCGTTCATTGCTTCCTCTTGTTTTGGGGTAAATTCTACTATATTTCTATTTCCTTGTCCCCCCACTTAATAATATTTCTTACTTCCAAATTTCCAGAAAGTTCGGTTTCCTGCCTTTCAACGTACCCACGTTTTTTACCCTTTGTCTTTAAATAAAAAATAGTCGCTGTGTCTGAGCCGTTTTTAATTGAAGTTAAAAGCTGGCCTTCTGCAAAATCAATGGCATTTTCTGCTATAACATCCACATGCTCTTTAAATTTAGGGTCTCCTAAATAATTATAGTACGTTTGTCTATGAATACCGCATTTATTACAAGCTCTTGACACTATACCCATAGTTTTTTCTAGGGCTATCAATAGTCTTTTTTTAGGTGCGTCTAAATTGTCGAAAGAAAAAGTCTCTAAATGAGCTTCAAGCGCACTTTTTTTCTCGGATGATTCGGTAAATTCTTCTTGTTCTTCCATTTCTTATTTTTTTTTAAATAGATGAACCTTTAGCCTTCTTTATCCCTTTCTTTTTTGGCGTAATTCCCTTTGATTTGTATGTTTCTTTTTTTGCACCAATAGCCTGAGCCTTAGTCATTCCTTTTGCGTACGCACCCATGATTTTAATTTTTAATAGCGTTCCAAAGTTTTTTACCTCTAACCGTTTTATCTATTGTTTTATAGACTTCTACGATGTTTTGATGGTAAAGATAATAAAAATCATAAAGTTCTTTGTTCTCTTCAATTGAAAATTCTTCTATACATCCAGAACTTATAAGATTGGCACTCCCTTTAATTATGAACTTTGCCCCTTTTTCTGTTTCTATTAGACAAACTTTTGTATGAGAATCGGCTACTGCTAATTGAAAACGATTATCTATGTCTAAATGATCGTAAGTATATTGAACAATTGTATGTCTTTTGTGTGAGAAATGAAATCCAGAAACGATCAGATCTAGTTTTTCAATATAGCCAGTTTCCATTAATTCTAAAAGACTATCAACGCTTTCGTAGCCCATTGACAATGTGGATAACGTCATTTTTTTGGCTACTATGCCATTTTCTACCAAAAAACATTCGATGAAGTCGCCAAAAATAAATGTACCATTTACGATAACGTGAGCGCACATACCTATCGTTGGTTTTAAATCTTGCGCTAATTTCTTGGCGTTGTCGTATTTAAGTAGATGAACCGCCCTTTCTTTTACTCTTGGAGGTTTTATGTATCTTGTTTCAAAAGAATCGTCTATTTCAAAGTCTATATCAAGATTGAAGTCTTCTTCGTTTTCTATTTCAAAATCCATAATTATCTTTTTAGAGCAATTACAGAAACCAATAAAACAAAAAGCGTCCAAGTTAAGAACACAAACCAGCTTTGTTTGTATACGTAGTCCAACAATAAACGGCTAGACCTTGCCGAATCGGTTAGTTTGAATTGATATACAATGTACAATATACACCAAATAACTAGGTATGTGAGTGGTATTACTTCTTTGATTGTTATCATACTATTTTCACTTTGTAACTGTAAAGAAAAATTTGCAAATCTTTATCAAGAATATTAAAATAAGCGAAATCAAACAACTTTCCGTTCCCTGTTAATAAATCACTAGTTAATAACCTTGTCTCTTTTTTTAAAATATCACGTAAGTAATTTCTTTCAATTTTTAACGCTTTTATTTTTAAATTATTATTTTTTGAGCAATCAGAAATTAGTTTCAATAAATTATTCATACTTCATTTCTTTCCTCAAATACTCCTCCAAAGTTACGAAATGTTTCGAACGTAGCGAATTGTTAGCTACTAACCTAAAACAAGTCCCTTTTGGGATGCCTACTATCCCCTCTAGCTTATCCATATTGATAGGCTTTTCTTTGAGGTACTTTACTACTGGATGTTCTAACATTTTTACTTAAGAAAATAAGCAAGTAAGAAATAAACTAACAAAATAACTACCATTAAAGCAAAACCGCCCCATAGTGGCAATGTTACTAACCACCAACTCCAAGTAATATGGCCAGTTAATTTAAGGCCAATAAACAGAATGCCTAACAATCCAAAAATGAGATTGTTCGATCCGTGTTCTTTTCTTTCAGACATAATCTTAGTTTTGAAATTTAAGTTTTCTTTGTTCCAAATCGTTTAACAGAGTTTCAAAGTACGTGTCTTTTTCTCTAGTACTTTTTAATTCAAAAGGTTTTAAGACTTCGTTTAATTGTTCGAAGTCTTGTATTTTCCCTTCTTGTATCTTAGTTGCTAGGTGTTTTAATAATAAAGCTTCCATGCTATTTGAGTAAAAAGGTTCCTATTACGTATAACATACCGAACATAAATGCGCAAAGTATTAATGCGCTTACGCCTTCTAATATTGCACTTTTAAACATGATATGGCTTTTTCTAGTTGTTTTAATTCTACAAGATGATTTTCGTATGCAATTGAATATTCATTCTTTGCAGATTCAGACCAACTTTTTAAAGCAGTTTCTAAAACTTGCTTTTCCTTTTCTAGTACTAATATGGCGTAATTCATTACAAAGTTTTAAAAATAGGTTTCCAGTAGTATGTTACACCTTCTTGGCAAGTATCAATTATGTTTTTAAGCGTTTTTTTACCACCAGCAGGTTGGTATGCTTTTTCTTCACCTACTAAGCAAAGAACTTCTTCTTCGTTTCTAATAGCAGCTACCACATTTACAAAACCTAATCCATAGTTTGTGAAACTTTGAGTTTTTGGAGTTGTGAATTTGATAGTTGCCATGTGAGTGGAGTTTTAATAACCGCTTCGTTGCTGTTATCTGAACGTAAAGGTAGTATAATATTTTGATTATTCAATATTATTTTTCAAAATATTATCAATTTCTTTTAATATTTTTTCTTTGATCCTTTTGAAAAATTCCTCGTATGATTCGCCCTGTTTGGCTAATCGTTTAAAATCTGACCCCGTTATGATTTTTTTCACAAACTGGGTTTTAAAAGGAAGTGGCTTGTTTCCTTGCCCCCTTCCTGCACCGCCTCGGTTATCTTTCAATACGCTAAGTTTAAAACGTTAAACTTAAGATAATCGGCATTTTCACTGCAAGATTTACAGCTTGCAATTTCTGCTAAAATTTCTGGCGATAAACTTCCTAAGTTGGAAGTTTTAACGGGGTTTTGTGGCGTTCCTCCGAATGCAACAAAACGGTTTTTGCTTGTTTGTCTTACAGAGAAATGCATTGCACTTGCTCCAAAAGACATTGGCGAGTTGTAGTTAAATAGAGTTTTCATGTTTTTTTAGTTTTGTCCTTGTTTCTGATAGTAAAAGTAACACTAAACTTTGATTAAACAAAATTAATAATCAAAATTTAATGTTTATTTTTTTTTAATCTTCGCCTTCGCAAAAAGAATGAAAATCGGCCAATGCTTTGGCTCTTTCTGTGTTGCAATACGTTTGTGCAAATACTGTAACTGTGTTAGAAATTTCCGATTTTGCAGAAACTGATTCTACTTTTTCAAAAACTTCGATTTTTACAGGCTCTGTAGCGTTTAAAGCATCCTCGTACTCTTTCTTCATTGCGCTGGCTTCTTTTTGCCAAACACTACCAAGTTTAAAAAATTCTCCATCCAAATAGATGAAAAGAAATGTGAAGTTCTTTCCGTTGTTTTTACCATAAACAACGCCATTAAACTTTGCGCCTTCTGAAATTTTTTGTTTTGCTATTACTAAAGTTTCCATTTCCTTGCTGTTTTTGTATATACAAATGTAGTTCTTTATTTTGATTAAACAATATTATTAATCAATATTTTAAAATTATTTCTTTGTTTTAATTTCCACTACTATATTTTGATCTAAAAATTGGCTTATAGTTTCTAGTATTTGCTCTTTCGTTTCAAAGTGGAATTCTTGAACGGAGTTGCATTCTACTTCGGGGTCTATGCTTTCTATTTTGATGTTTAGCTGGTACATTGTGCACCATTTTTAGTAAAAATTAAGGCTTAGGTTTTTTACGTCTAAGCCTTATTATATTTCAATATTATATGTTTATATCTTGAGTTTTCAAGGCCACTCTAGCCTATACGTTATCGTTTCATAGTAGTAATATTTAGGTTAAACATTAGGTTGAATATTAGGAACTCAAATATAGCAAAACTATTCTCCAACAGTATCATTTACTAGTCCCATTTTTATCTTTATCTATATCTTTAAAGTTTTCGTGCATTTTGCTTTCTTGCGCTCCGACTTGGTTTTGATACTTGCTTCCTTCCTTTTCTCCGTAGTTGGTTTTTACTTCTGTGCATTCGTAAAATGCCACTTGGCAAATCTTCATGTTTGGGTAGATGCGTAAAGGCTGAATAACAGCCAATTCTAACACCAAACTACCTTTAAATCCTGCATCGATCCATCCAGCGGTTATGTGTGCAAGCATGCCTAAACGACCTAGCGAACTTTTACCTTCTACCTTGGCGCAAATGTCCTTTTTTGCCTTGTATTTCGTACCTGTACTGCAAATAGTCTTTTCAAACTCCATCGGCTTTAGATCAATACTTTCGTTTGTAGAAACTAAATAAACAATGTTTGGCTTTAAAGTAAATCCTTCCTCTGTAATTTCAATTGGCTGAACCTCATTTTTTTTGCGACAATCTAAATCGTAATTAGAATACACGCTCATTTTACTGTTAAGCGTTAAGTCTACGCTGTTTGGGTTAATGTTTTCAGGCTTGTAACCGATTACACCCGATCCTTGTTTTAAGTAGTTCTCAATTGCAATGTCTCCTAGAATCATAATTTATTTTTGTTTTAATTGTTTACTGTTTTAGTGCATGGTAGCCATTCATTCAATGCTCCGTTCCGAATTAGCCAATTACCTGCTAATTCTTTATAATCAATTGGTACTACACCTAAATATAAAATAGCATCTTCAACCCAAACACACATACCGATATATCCGCTATTTTTGTGTTTAAATACCCTGCTTATTAAACTTATTGCATCGCTAAAATCAAAAGGAACTTGTTTAGATTCTTCTACAATATTATAATCACAATCTTTCCAATCCCAGCATAAATCGCCATGTGTACTTTTTAAACAAAATTGAATATCCCCGTAATGATCTATTCTAATTTTCTTGCCACTCTCGTAGGCTTGCATTACTGCAATCTTTTCTGCCGTTGTTTTCATTTTACATTTATTTTATCCTTTTCCCAAATTGATTTTAATGCCTTAATTGCTTTTATAATTAGTCTCTTTTTCTTCATTCTTTCAGCCATTGGATGTTTCCATTTGAAAAATAATTACTTGCATTGCTTCCAATTTCCCATTCGTCTTTTTCTGCATCGTACCAAAGGATCTCCTTATACCCTTTCTTGCCTTTTACAAAATATTCTCCTGATTTTGGCGGTTTCTCTTTTTCGTATTCTACAAACATAGTTCTAATTTAAAATGGTGGTGTATCACTTCCATGTATTCTTTTTGCTGCTAAGTCTAAAGGGTTTGTGCTGAATACTAAACCAGAATCCAAATCAATTATTTGATCGTTTTCTCTTATTTGGTTTTTGCTAGGCGTAAATAGTTGATCTACTTCATCAATTGGACTGAACCCATCAATGTAATATCGTTGCTTGCGAATATCAAAGATAATATCATCAACCAAATTAGGAATACCAACTAATTTTTGTTTTTTAATTTTTTGGCTCTCAAATGTTACTTGAGGGTCTTTAAAATCAATTGCACGATTATGGCGCCAAACTATTACAACATTATCGGCTTTATCTGGAAACGTACCTCCGCCCTTTATGTTATTTAAAGATGGCTTAAAATATCTTCCTTCGTCTTTATCGTTTGGCCGTGGAGTATTTTGATGTGCAACCAATTGAACCGATATATCTTTTTCAACTGCAAACTTTTTTAATTGGCTCATAAATTTTGAAATATACAAATCCTCTCTACCACCCTTATCCATATGATGATCAATGGTGTTATACGGGTCAATTACAAGAGTTCTAATACCATTCTTTTTTACTAAAAAGGCCGTTTTTTCTAGTATGTTTTCTAGTTTGAAATTATCATCTGGATAGATCAAAAAGAAGTACCTATCAATCACATCCAGCGCAAATAATATTTCGTTTTCGCTCATGTAGTTATTTTGATAGTATGGGTCTGCGCTCTTTCCAATAATTGATTCAATCAGGTCATTAAAAAAGTCAGCCTTTGGCATGTTTTCAGGTGAAAATACGGCCACTTTTACACCTTCTTTAAACGCTCTTATCAAACATAACTGTAATAACATCAATGTTTTACCTTCATTTTGATAACCAGTCCACATAGTTACCTCGCCTTCTCGCCACGTCCAAGCATTATCTATTTTTTTGAAGTATGTTGTTGTACCTCTTTTTTGCCCGTTTCGATACCTATCAAGTATTTCATTTCTACAATCATTAGCCGTAAATACGCCCGAAATTTGTATTTCTTTGGCATTATCAAAACAAGATAATAGCGTTTCAATACCAGCCTTTACTAGACATTCATTTGCATCTTTTAGGCCATTGTAAGAAATTATTTTAATCTTTTCAATACCAAACCGCCTAATTAATTCTTCCTTGCCATTTCTTCCTGCTTCATCATCATCAACCCCAATGTAAATAGTTTCGATCTTGTCAAAAATATGAACGTAGTTATCTAGGTAATCCATGTTTACTTTGCCTGATTTAGTGAACCCATTAGGCACACTAACAGCCGATTTTTTACCAGCTGTTAACCAACTAGCCACGTCAATTTCACCCTCTACAAAAATTACATAGTTTGAATTTTTAACCGAATCGAGATTATATAAAATCTTCTCTGCATCCTTTACAAGTTTGAAGTTCTTTTTACCATCTCTGAATTTTGTATTTATCAGCTCATCATTAAAAAAATAATCGAATGCAATGCAATTTTCTTCTTGCGTTGTCTGTGGCATCCATTCTTTTACTTCACGTATTTTAAGCGATTTTAAAGCCTCTAAACTTATCTTACGTGTATTGCATAGGTAATTAGTAAATTTGTCGCTGTATGGCTTAGAAATAGGCACAAAAACAGGGCGTTTATAATTCACTACGTTGGCTTTCTTTTTGTATGTGTGTAATTGTATTGTTTTTCCGCAATGATTACATACTCCTAGTCCAGTATCCCAAAATACAGAAAGACATTTTTGCTTAGGATTATATTTCCTGCTTGCTGAACATTCTGGACATGTGCTAGTACTTGCGCCTGCCTTTATCCCGTAAACATTGTATTCATCGATCTCGTACCCGTTAATTTCCATTATCTAAAAGCGTCATACGGGTTGATAGGATTTGAACTTGGCCTTGGCGCCAATGGGTTTGGCTTTACTGGTTCTTTTTTTATTTCATCATTCCATCGTTTTTGGTTAAGGTAAGTTTCTGGATTAGGATGGTTGTATGTCGCAAAAGGTTTGAAAGCTACCCAATCTTTTATCGTGTCCTTAATTTTCTGAATTTCGCTATCAGGTAGTTTATTGAATTTCGATTCACAAGTAGATCTTCCTACTTTTTTTGGGTATAAAGACCAAAACTCTTCAAAAGTCATTATTATATTTTCTTCTTTATCTTTTATCTTTTTACTTTTATCTTTTGGTAGAAGGGGGGGTACTACCGACCCTACTACCGACCCTACTAGGGTATCTCTTGTAATTTGTTGATTCTCATGTTTTTGAAAACCGCCTTTTTTACCAGTAAATTTTGATTGTTTTATGAAATTTATCTGTTTTAGATACGTTTTAAAGTACTTTTCAACCAGTTTACAACTAAAACTAGTTGGAAGTTCAGCATATTCTCTGTAAACATTTACCATAAACTCGCCTAAGTGTTTAGAATTACCTTCAAAAAAATCATTAGCATCTTCTATGTCAGAAAACCAAATCTTTAAATATTCCCTATCACTCATGGTAAATTAGTTAACTTTTTGTGTAAATAAAATCATACTTTTATCATTCTTCTACCATCTTTTATTACTAATACTAGCTTATTAGTTGCCATTTGTTTAGAAACAGCAGCCTTGCTAATATTTTTTAATTTAGCATATTCAGATGGTAATAATAGTGTTTCTTTTTTTTCCACAACACAAATATAGTTAACTAATTAATTATTTCAAAACATTTATAGCCTTAAAACCTTCCAAAGTGCGTATCTCAAATTTGCCGTTCCTGTATTTTGGGTCTTTCTTTAGCTCGGTAAGCTTCTTTTGAACTTCTTGAACTAGTTCATGTTGAAATACCGATTTAGCTACGTCCATCCAGTTTTTACGATATGTTAAGACGTACGTTTTTATAGCCTACTTTCTATTTGTTTAACAATATCTCGAGTGTACTCGTCAATTTGCATCAAGTAAATCATTGAGTTAATATTACCCTGAATAGTACGCTGATCCCTGTCATCAAAATAAATACCAACTTGCCTTTGTGACATATCGCAATGCTTCCAGATAAGTAATATTGCAATTTTCCTAGGAATTATAATATGGATTCTTTGATCTTTAATTCTTAGATCGTTAGTATTCAATTTATAAAACCTTGCAACCTCGTGTAATATCTTTTCTTTTGTCATTTTAAGCATCCTTAAATGGTTTATTCTTACTTTTTTTGCTCAAATAATTTGAAGCGTATGTACTTTCTGCATTTTCAATAAGAACATCCAATGCAATACCTAATTCTTTTGGGTCAATTGGATAGCCTTCTATTTTGCCACGCCTCCACTTTTGGTATAGCTTTACTAGCTTAATTGCTTCTTTTAATTCCATTTTAT